AACTGTGTCAGAAAGGTTAACCGCTTTCAACGCTTTAGAATCACCTTCAGCATCGAATGCGTAGATAAGGTTATTTTTCAAAGTTAAAATCATTGTGTTATCCGGCATACCTTCGCATACTATAACTTGAATACCTAAGTAAGACAAACCTAAAGGTAGTGTTACATAAGTTTGAGTATTACCAGTTGCAGCAGCTAATTCATATGCTTGTGCTACGTTAGCAGAAACATAGAATCTTAAATCTCCTTTTTTGAATTTAACAGTTGAAGGAGCAGCAGTCCAAACGGCTTGCATTTTAGCAAGTACGTTAGTAGAGTCAATAGCACCACTATATAAACCTTCTACGCTTGTGTCGGCACAAAGTTTTTTCAAGTGACCATCACACAAAGAAAGAATAGCACTTTCAGACTCAGTGTCACCTTGCCATCTAATTAATTCGATGTCTTCACCGATTTGTTTTGACATAGTGTCCCAATAGTAAGACATAAAAGAAGCTACTGTGAAATCTCCGTTAGAACCTTTAGCCATTTGCAAAGCAAGGAAAGACTGCTCAAGGTCAAATTGACAAATTTGTGCCATAGCTGACAAAGGACATACGTCGATGTCGATAGCGTTCAATGTATCAGTCGGAGCAGAGAAATTACAAGTAGATGCTTGTAAGATGTTACCGAAAGTTACGTTAGCTAATTTAGTAGCTGACTTGATACCCGGAAGTGTACGGAAGTTGTCCGCAGTAGTATCAGTTAAATAAGCGCGAGAGTAAAACTCTTCAGGGTTCGCACACAAAAGCGCGTTAGTTTCAACGTCTAAGTCGAATTTTAATTTACGATTCATTTTTATTGGTTTTTAAAAGTATTACGAAATGCTTTGAATTTATCGAATGCAGACATTTTAACCTCTTCGATAACTTCTTCTTCTTCTTCTTTTTCCATTATACGCTCTTCAACTTGGTTTTTCAAGTCTGCGATAATAGCAAGTAAAGAATTAACTTGTTCTTCAATCATTGGTTTAACGATAGCTAAGATAGCTTCAGCGTCAGTAGTAGGGTCAACAGCCATAGCCTCTTCTACAACTTCTTCAGTAGGCTCTTCGGTTGTTTCTTCTTTTACTTCTTCTTCTACTACGTCTTCTGCCATAGTAACCTCTTCTTTGACTTCTTCCTCTACTTGAGTTTCAGCCATTTCTTGTTCTTTAACCTCGATAATTTCTCCGTCTTTTACTACGTAGATTTTACCTTCGATTAAATGTTCTCCGTCTGGTAACTTCATTGTATTTAATTTAATTTGATTACTTAGTTTCAGACCTAAAAAACCTTCAATAGAGAAACCTATTTGTTCGTCTTTTACTAATTTTTCGTAGTAGTCAACGTCGGTAACTTGAGCAGTCAACATCAAAGTGCCTTTTGGCACTTCTATTCCGTAGCTTGTATACGACTTGTCTTCTCGTGGTTTTTCAACTATCCAAGATTCAAGGATATAAGCGGGAACAGTTTTCTCGGTTTCGTGTTCTAAGTTAAATAAATCTCTATTGTTTAAGTCACGCATAAACTTCGTGTAGATTTGTTCTATTACCTCTTCGGTAAATTGAACATAATACTCACCGCTTTCGTCGTCACGTCTATAAATCTCCATTGGAATCATAGCGGGTGCAACGATTCGGTATTTAGTAGCGTCAGCAAAAAAGAACGATTGCGCTTGATTAAACGCCATACCTTTTACTTTAATAGCCGGTGTTGAAGTGAATGCGATTTGCTCGATGCCTAAATCTTCTCCGTCGGAATATTCAGGGTCGATTGTGATTTTATAGATAGGTAAATCTTTACTCATTTTGTACTATATTAAAAAGTGTGTTATATTTGTTAAAAAAAATTATGATAGAAATTTTAGGAAAACAAATCCCGAATCAGTTAGACGAGTTAACTATTCAGCAGTTTGAAGACATTACGGAGATACATAACGATTCGTCTTTAGATATAATCGAAAAACATATCAAAGTATTTGAACTTTTAGGAGTAAGCGAAGATGAAATGGTAGAAGCCGACGTAGACTTTGAAACATTCAAGAAATATGTACAGGAATTTAACCAAAAAACTGACGCAGAAATAATCAAAGAAATAGAAATAGACGGATATACCTACAAGTCACACGAAGAAGAATTTAAGCTATCCGTAAAAGATATGAAAGTAATAGAGAAAATAATTAACTCTAAACACAAAGGTTATCTAAGCGAACTTATTGCCGTGCTATTTAAAAGAACTGACTTATCGAAAGTAGAACACTACGACAAAGCACATATCAAACACAAAACTAAATTATTTAGAGAACAAAAAGCTGCCGTTGCAGTTCCTTATTTAGTTTACATAGGACAAAAATTCTCTAAACAAATTGAAAATGCTACTACCGAAGTCGTGGAATGATATAGATGTTCTTCAATTTAAAGAACTTCGTACACTAAAAGATATACCGGAACTATTTTCTCGTGAAATAGAAGCGTTAGCTACGCTTACAGGACTTCCTTCAGAAGAATTAGAAGACTACGACGTAGACGAAATTCAAAAGTTTATGAAGGAATTACATTGGATAAACTCCGAACCACCTAAGAAGTATAAATTAGAAGTCGCTAAAATGAATTTTAAGGAATTTAACAAGCTAACTTTAGGCGAATTTATAGATATAGAGTATTTCTTTAGCAAAGACTACATAGAAAATATTTCAGAAATAGCTGCCGTATGTTACAAAAAGACGAAGAAGAACGAATGGAAGGAAACAATTTACGAACCTTATACTTATTCGCCTTTTGATAGGGCATATCTATTTGACGAAATACCAATACCTAATATTTACGGAATCATTCCAGAATACTTGTCTTTTAGAGATAACTTTATGAAGACTTACGCTAATCTTTTTGAACCTGAATTCGAAGAAGAAACCGAAGAAGATATTAAAGACCTAACACCGGAAGAAAAAAAAGAAATTCAAGAAGAAAAAAAGATAAAAAAATGGTCGTGGGAACGATTACTTTATTCTATATGCAACGAAGACCTAACTAAAATAAATCAAGTTTCGGATTTATCGTTAATATTCGTGTTTAATATGTTATCAATGAAAAAGGAACTTAACCTTTAAAAGTTAACGCTCCTAAAAATTCGCCACCTATAGGATTAAAAGTGTAAATAATACTTTTCTTTTCTCCTAAAATTGTAGCAACTTGTAATAAAGGATAACGCTGCGTCATCCATTCGGTATATTGGTCGAATATTTCAGCACTCACACCACTACTATTCATTAAGTCCGTTAATTTAGCGCAGAAATCATAAGAATGTATAACACCACCATTCCATAAATTAGCTCCGTTGTTTAAGAATCCAAAGTAATACATCGCGTTAATTTGAATGTTCAACTCGCCTAAAGCTGGTATTTCTGCGTTTATACGAACTGACTCATATAATGCGCCTGTATCTATAGCGTCGTATTCACGAATCAAAGATTGTAGTAATTTTTGAATCTTTACGCGTGTCTTATACTTTACGTAGAATATTCCGTTATTTGCGTATCTCGCCATTTTTTAGTAATTGTATTTCTTCGTATATTCTTATTAATTCAGCTTCTTTTTCTGCTATTAATTCGTCTTTTGGTTGTTCTTCAACCTCTATGAACTCAACTTTAACAAGTCCATTTTCGTCGTATATTTCGTGTCTTACTTGTGCCATATTATAAATTCAATATTAAATGTGGTATTGCGATTGTAGAATAACTTGCTCCAATCGTTGTTAATGTAGCAGGTGCAGAACCAATAGCATAGGTATAACCAACATTGTTCACCAAATTATTTGATGCTCCTGTTTGTTGCCAAGCAAATGCTCCACCTGTTGCTGTATGTGTCCTTATTCCAACTGTTGAACTTGTCTGATAACATAACCAATAAATAGTACCTGCATTAAATGTATATGCTTGTGTAATTGTCTTAACTCCAAGTGTACTTGTGTCTATATTTGTAGATTCATATAATTTAGCATTTGGTAAACCATTCAAATTATCGTAAAATAAAACTCTCATATTTGAACTTGCAACTGCGGTTGTTACTTCTATTGAATAACTTACAATAGTAAAACTTTTCATTGGAATAAATGGAAAGCATCTCAAAGTATTTGCAGATTGTGTGGTAGCCGTTATCCCTTGATATACCATCATCAAAGGATTAATATATCCACCACTTGTTGGTATTAATGGAGCGTGAATACCTACAGGAGTTGTGATGTTCCCACTACCAACTAAGGAAGTAGAATTAATTGTTTTAATATTAGTACCTGAAACTAACTGCGCTTGAAGTGTACAATCAGCGTCCGGGAAAGTATAAACTCTATCCGCCGTGTTTAACGATGTCTTTAAAGTAGTTTTATAATCGTTATCGTTTTTCCACTTTATATCTCCGTCACTATTTGCCCATAAAGCAGTAGACTGACCGGTAGCAGTAGCGTCAGAGTTTTGATGTTTAAGGTGTAAATGTCCGTTTCCGTTAGTTCCTTCAATGTAAATGGATTCAGCACTTAATTTATTTGCGTCTAAATCTACGTCTTGAGTAGCACCGGTATAAGGAACGAAACCACTACTAACACCGCCTACTATTTCTTGTCCTGTAATTGAATAAGTATCGTACCCACTTCCAGTTTGAACGCTAACTTCAAATAAATCCGTAGAACTTAAATTAGAACCTTTAGGATTAAGTTGTGATATCTTTGCTTTTGCCATTAACTATATTATTTAAAATTCGTGTTTTGTTACTCTAATCCAACGGAACTTGACAATCAGTCCAATTAGATACGTCAACATCTAAAGTCATTAACCACCCCGCTGCATAATCTAACAAATCGTTGTTTAAAGGAGTAAATATAGGGTCGCTAACGATGTCGAAATCGTAATCGTTTGAAAACCTAAAATAGTTCACTAAGTCTACTAAGATTTGATTGCAATCCGAAAGTATTACGTTAATATTTGCTCGGTCTTTTTGTATTATATCAAAACAATAAATTTCTAAACTAAATATATTCGTGTTTTCGGTTGGTGTACTTCCGATAGGGACGATATAGATAATCGGATATTTTTCGTCTTTTGTAGCAAAATTAAACAACTGCTCTTTGAAGTCACTACCTACTTTTTTAACTTGTAAGTGTGCGTTGTAAAATGCTTCAATCTTATTTATTAAGGCTTGGTAACTTGTCATAACTCAGCGTTCTTTTTTATTTTATCAATTTTCGTTTGTGTAGTAGTCACATCGGTTTCACTTACTACCGCTTGTACTGTTATATTTTGGTTCGTTTCTACGCTTGTAGGCGCACCAACTTGGTTAAGTTGATTACCTTGACCGAATAGATTTACTGCCGGTGTAGCTTGTGCCGTAGCTGTTGCACTACCACCACCTGACAAACCGCCACCTCCAGCATTAGGAGAAGACGTAGGATTAGTAAGTAGTTGTTTAGCCTTAGCCATATTGGTTAGAATCTGAACTATTCCTGAAGCAAATTGTGCGATACCCGCAGCACCCGCAGAAACTCCGTTAAATGGGTTCGCTTGTGCAGCAGCAACGAGAGAAGAAATAGCCTTAGCCGTATCAATACCTATTTGAACTAAAGCCGTAGCTTTTTGGAACTGCTCTAATTTCTTTTGGTCGTTTATGAATAATTGCCCTAATTGGTTTAATCCTTCGTTTGTAGTAGTCGCTAAACTAAGTATTGCTTCGCGTCTTTTCTCAGCTTCAGCGATTTCTAAAAGCCTTGATTGTTTAGCGTAGTCAGCACGTACTTTAGCTTCTTGTTCTGCGTTTCCTTTTACTAAAGCAAGTCTTTCAGCTAACTGAGTTTGTAAAGCAAGTAATTCCTTTTCGTATTGTGTTTTATTTAAGCCATCTACTAAAGTAAATGCGTCAGTTTGACGTTGTAACTCTTTTGCGTCAGCTTCTTTTTTCTTTGCAAGTTTAGCATCTTCTATTTCTTTTAGAACTTTAGCTTGTTCTTCAGCATTCTTTAAG